GCGGCGAAAGCCGTGGGTACAATCACATCATCTCCGTACACTAATATACGCTCGCGCGTATACGAGTCTGGTGCACTTGCAGTAAGGATACTAAAGATAGTAAGAGCCAATATGGGGAAGCATAATGCTGACCCCATTGGAGCAAACTTCTTTAGCTGTAATTCCTTACCACTAGGTAACACCGTTGCTAAACTCCTACAACTTAGCAGATACGTACATACGTGATCTGGGAAAAGTAGGCGTACCAACTCTGTAGATACACGATCACTTGCCTCTTTCAAGTCAAGTGTCGCGTAGTTCCCAGTTTCTGACCCGAGAAGGGCAGCAAACTGGTTCGGTTGTTGGTCAGTGAAGTTCACTTGACGACTTGTCGTCTTGTGAGTCTCCACTAAACGGACAATGGCACGGCTCAGACCTTGTTGAATCCATTGGAAATCCACTGGTTCACAGGAGATGAGTCGAGGCCCGCGAGAGTCTTTCGGCACGAGTACAACTCGTGCAGGAAGATCTTTGTTATCAATCTTACAAAAAGATTGATAGCTATCACAAACGTGTCCAAGCGACGCAAAAAAGAATGCATCGAGTGGGTAGACGTCAGTGATACGGCTACTAACATTAGTCCAAAGAAACTTATCCCAAAGCTTTTGCCTAGTGGCAACAGCCCCGGGTCCGTGACTAGGAGTAATGTTTGTTGGGTCGAACGACGAGAAGAGATTCGATAAGAATATTCTCGCCTCGCGTACTACCGACGCAGGATCTTTTGAATTAGATCTACGATCGGTCGTAATACGAGTAGCAGCTTGAGAGATATCTCTAAGATGCGCTTCGCAATCCGAAAGTTCCTGTTCAGTTTTCTCAAACTGATCCAGTACCTTTTGCGTTTGTTTAGCCTCATAGGGAAGCTCATACTTGTAAAACAAGTAACAGAGCAATCTAAGAGTTGCGACTGCAGTAGGACACGGGTTCTGAAGAACCGTGCCGTCTCGATTGAGAACTAGATTGAAGATTTCCCCGAATAACATCGGAAGATCACTTTCGTTCTGAGCCTTAAAGCCCAGTTCGTTAGCGTTCAATCTATGAGCCCCAGTAAGAGCCTGATCAAGGCCCTTTCCGAGACGCGGCAAGGCTTTCGTGAGAAAGCCTAGCCCTTCAGAGCGGACTCGTTTGCTGATCTTATTAAGAGTCAGTTTCCGAGCCCGTGAGTTAAACACAACTCCGTGAACGTTTTGAACGTCACAGAGTAGTGCGGCGATGAGGTTAACCTCTTCAATGCTATTATTCGGGTCCATATGGATTCCGATCATTGGCATACCCGCAATACACTGTGATACAGAACGCTACACAAGAAATCGCATCAAATGAATGACACGATAATACTCCGTAGTATCCCCAACGGCGTGAAAAGAAGCATTCCTGCTTCTTATCTCGTCAAGGATGCAAACGGAGCACTAGATCTGGTGGACATGCGAATAAACGATGGGCAGGGTGACGTCGTCCAAATCTACACACGCCTTTCAAACGGCGTGCTTCGATTGGACATTGACG